ATTGAGGCGCTCGTTCTAAGCCATGAAGCATTAAGGGCCGAGGTCGCTCTGGCGCGTCGGGGAAAAGCGGAGCGGACTACTGTTGCGGAAGAAGAAGCCGCGGGCTCCGCGGACAAAGGGGACGACAAGTGAGTAAGCTGAAGAAGCGGCCGGAGAGGAGAACTCATGAAAGTTGCACTGTTTGCGGATTTACATATACATCCCTACATTCGTTTTGCGAGTATTTCAGTTCGGGGGTTTAATTCCTGGGTTGAGTCTGCTCTAGATGTTCTTGAGCAGATTTATCAGGAGTGTAAGAGAAGAGACATCACGACAGTGTACTGTCTCGGTGATCTATTCCACGTCGGTGTTCGGTTGTATACTCGAACGTTTATTCAGGTGTATGAGTTCTTCTCCCGACAGAAACAGGAGCAGTTTTGTACACATTTGGTCGCGGGTAATCACGATCTGGTTGCTCGAGGGAGTACAGAGTGTATTCTCAGTGGGTTAAGAGATGTAGTGTCATATGTGTTGGTTGGTCAGACATATTTCCAACCTGGTATAGAGTTTCTACTGGTTCCGTATGTAGAGAGTTATGAGTCTTTAATGGTAGATGTTAAGAAGATGAAACCGCGAGTGATTCTTGGCCATCTGGCGGTTGAGGGAGCGGTAGTGGGTGTGAATGAGTTCCAACCTAAGGAAGGTATTTCTTCTGAGTCTTTTGATGGTCTGGAGCTAGTGGCTTTGGGTCATTATCATAAGCAGCAAACTGTACGAAAAAAGGATCCCCGGGTTGTGTACATCGGCTCCGCGATGTCACTGGACTTTCATGATTCTGGAGAGCAGAAGGGGTTCATGATTTTGGATACCGAGTCTCTGGAGCTAGAGTTTGTTCCAATTAGGTCTGTTGGTTTTACGGTGTTACGAGGAGCTGAGGTTGGTAAAGTAAATGTGAAAGATCAAATTGTAAGAATTGATCACGCGGAAGAAGTAGACGAGGAGAGAGTTCGTTGTGAGTTAGTAGCGCAGGGTGCAAGAGCGGTGGTGTTTAATCGTACTGCAGTTAAAGAAATAGAGCTCCGGACAGGTAATCCGGATGCAACCTTCGAGGATTGTCTAAGTGTTTACGTGGAGCGAAACGCCGGGGGTTTGGATAAGAGTCGGCTTCTGTCCCTAGGACGTGAAATCGTTCAGGAGTGCGAACAGTGATTATTTTCGAGAAGGTAGAGTTGTTAGATGTTTTCTCTCACCGAGAGACAACTGTAGCCCTGAGTGGGTTTACCGGACCGGTACTGGTGGTGGGTGAGAATCGTGATAGTGAGAGTTGTGACTCAAATGGTTCTGGTAAGAGTGCGATTTTTGAGACAGTGGTCTGGGCTCTATTTGGTCAGACTCTCCGGGGTGTTGGTTCACGAGAGGTGGTGAGAAAAGGTAGTCCGAAGGGTGGAGGAGCTTGGGTATACTGGAGGATCGAAGGAGAGGGTAACCGTGACGGTTCCTATACTGTAGGTCGCTTCCAGGATCATCCGAAGTGGAAGAATAGTCTGTTACTTTACAAAAATGGCGATGAGATTCCAGTTAAGGAGAAGCGCGAGACACAGCATCAGATAGAAGAGATTCTTGGTACGGATTTCAACCTTTTTGTAGAGTCTGTGATCCTCGGACAGGACTCTATTTCATTTGCCACTGCTACTGATGCGGAGAAGAAAAGGATTCTAGAACACGTCGCTCAGCTGGAGAAGTTCGACGTTTTCTTGAATATAACTAAACAGCGCTTGAGTGAGATTTTGGTAAAGCAGACAAGTCTTGGTACTGAAGTTGTGCGATTGACTGCGACTCGGGGTGAGTTGGTTGTAGCTCTCCAGCGAGCGGAGCGGAACGCTGCGACCTTTGAGAGCGAACGGGTGCTCAAGATTCAAGCACTGGAGCAGGCACAGGCGGAGTTGACCACTCAAGGTCGTTCTGAGGAAATAGTTCGGAAGGATCTTCAGCATCTTGCTGATCAGGATTTTGGAGTTGAGGGTTTAGAGACAGAGCTTCGGGAAGTTACGGATACGTACACCACTCTAGTTCAGCGAATCGGGGAGGTATCCGGGATACTAAAGGGTGCGAAAAAACAAGTCTTGGACAGTGAAATTGCTTTAAAGAGCGTTAAAGAGATGTGTCCTACCTGTAAGCGTCCCTTTGACAGGGAGAGCTTAGAAGTAACTAAAAAACAGTTGCGAGAGCAGCTGGATGTTCGTAAGTCTAGAGTAGTTGAGCTCGAGTTAGAGCTTGACTCGCTTACGGCGAAGCAGGAGGTGGCTGTTTCTCAGCTTGGAGAATCTCGTGAGCAGTTCCAGGAAGCGCGATCTCTGGAGAGTATTCGACAGCGTAAAATCGGGGAGTTGAAGATCGAGCTTACTCAGATTAGTGGGCAGCAGTTCCGGTTAGGTCAGATTCGACACGAGATTGAAACTGAGCGTATACGGGTAAATCCTCACGTACAGGAAGTTGAGGAACTCAAAGGACGTATAGTGGACTGTGAGAGTGAGCTTACGAAGCTCGAAAACGCGCGAGAAGATTTAGTGGCTCAAGTTCAGTACCTTGACTTCTGGGTAAAAGGGTTTGGTAAGAAGGGAGTAAGAGGATTGGTCCTGGATCAAGTTGCTAATGCTCTCAATCATTTCGTGGCTAAGTATTCTCAGTACCTCACAGATGGTGAGATTGAAGTTCAGTTTAGTACTCAGAGAGAGCTTGTCTCTGGAGATTACACGGAAGACTTTAGTGTGAGAGGTCTCAATCGTCACGGTGCGGATGTGTATAAAGGTAACTCTGTAGGTGAGCGACAGCGCGTGGATATGGCGATTGCCCTGGCTCTCCAGGATCTGATTCGGAGCCGTTTAAGCTCTGGTATCAACTTGTTTGTTTGTGACGAGGCTGCGGCTCATCTGGATTCAGAGGGGGAGGAGCGGATGTTGAGGTTGCTGAGAGATCTTACTTCTCAGGGACGCTCTACTTTTTATATCACGCACAGTCCGATGACACAGGATCTTTTCGATGATCGTATTTCCGTCGTGAAGGAGGGAGGAGTATCTCGCGTTGAAGTCTAGATCGAGTATAATACCTTGTAGGAGGCTATGATTATGGTGATTGAGCTGAGTTTCTTCCTTAAGGTTGCTGTAATTTTATGGCTGGCTGGGAGAGCGGTTTGTTATATCCTGGAGCGAGAGGATCGACGGCGTGATCAGAGCAAGAAAAGAACGATTACCGGTTAAGTGTCCTCACTGTGATTATACTTGTCGTGGTACTCAGGCTCTGGGACGACACATCCACTATACTCACCCGGAGACTCTGCGAGTACCACGAATTTCTTTGCGGCCGGACACTCTTCAAGATCTCCTGGGTCTGCTAGAAAAGTCCGTAAGTGATGAGCAGCTCCGGGCTGCTTCTGACGGACTTTCCTCCGCTGTTCGATCTCAAGCTCTTCGACTTCAGCTTACGGTTCTTTCTATTGCCGTAGCTAAGGCGGAGCGTGTAATTCAGTTGGATAGCTTGATAGACCGACTCTCGAGGGCTGTTGAGAGTAAGCTAACTCCAGAGTTATTGGCAATGTATCCTCCGGGTGCGCTGCTTGAGTTTCGTGAGCGGTTGACCGCTTTGGAAAATGCGGACGCGGAGTATATCAAGAGTATTTTAGAGATGAAGAGTGGGGGTGAAACTGCATTTTTTGTAAAGGTTACGGAGCTCCTCCGGAGTGCGGTTGGGGATGAGCGGACTAGGGAGCAGTTAGCCGGTGTCCTAAGGGTTGAGAGTTCCGCTCTGAGTCCGGGAGCGATTACCGATCTAGATCGTCTGGTACAGGGAATATTACAAAGCGCGCGGGTTACTTCTCAGCTTAAGAGTGCGAAAGATGAGTCAAGCACTAGTCAGTCTAGATGAGCAAACCAAGACTCGTGTATTATCTGTGCTGAGTCAGTATGAGCGAGTCCCGGTAAGTCCCCGTCAGTTTATTGAGGATCCTTATTATCTGGGTGCAATGGTCGGTGAGTTACATGAGCGCTGGAAACAGGAGCTGGAGTTTGTTTTGGATCCGGCTAACGGTATTACACAGTGGATCATTACGGGAGCCGTTGGTACAGGCAAGTCCAGTTGTGCTGCAATTGCACAGACCTACAAGCTGTATGGTTTAACCTGTCTCAAGGATCCGGCGGCGTTTTACGGTCTTCTCCCGGGTTCGCGGATTGTGTTTGGCGTTTTCAGTATTACTTTGGATAAGGCAGATAAAGCCTACGACCTCATAAAGATGTACGTTTCTAATAGTCCTTACTTTCAAGAGCATTGTCCGAGGTCGGTGCGTCCGGGTGACCCGGTTTCGCTTCCGAGTAAAAGGTTAGTAGTTGATGTTGGTAGTTTAGCTGAGCACGCACTGAGTGAGGATATGTTCGGCTTTATTCTTGACGAGGCTAACTTTTTTAAGAAAAACAAACGCTGGGCTTCTGAGTCCGATAAGACTAGAGCGAGTCAACTGTTTACTCAGGCGTCTAGGAGAGTAGAGTCCCGATTTATGCGGTACGGTGTGGTACCCGGGTTAGCCTGTTTGCTGTCTTCGAAGAAGACTCAGACTGAGTTTCTGGAGGATCGAATTGTGAAAGCGGAGAGGGATCCGCACGTACGCACAACTTCTTTTGCTCTGTGGGAAGTGAAACCGGCGTCTATTTACTGCGGTAAAACTTTCGCGGTGATGATTGGAGACGAGTTGAGGTCTTCACGAGTCTTAGATGAGGAGGAGGTTGCTCTACCTGGTTACCGGATCATTCATCCGCCAATTGAGCACCTCGCGACGTTTGAAGAGGATATCGATGAGGCTATTCGAGATCTAGCGGGTGAAGCGGTTACGGGCGCGGGTTATTTCTTTTCCCAGCGGGAGAAGATATATCAGTGTGTGGATCGTACTCGGGTGCATCCGTTTTCTATTGAGCAGGTTAGTCAGCTGAGTACGGAGGGTGACACGCGACTCGAGTCTTACTTACTGGAAGAAAGGCTGTTCAAGGTTTATCAGTCTCGTCACGTTCCGCTGGTGGATCCTGGGATACCGAGGTTTGCTCATGTTGACATCGGTTTAACAAACGACGCTCTGGGGTTGGCAATTGGTCATGAGACTGCGAGTGGGCTGCTGTACTACGACATTTTGTTAAGAGTAAGGGCACCGGAGTCCGGTGAAGTCGATCTTGATGCCGTTGTGGAGTTCTTCCGTTACTTGCGTGATCGCGGTTTCCGTTTCCGCTCCGTAACGTATGATCAGTACCAGTCTAAGCACTCGGTCCAGAGGTTGAAAAAGATTCGGTTTAATGCCGGTCAGCTAAGTATCGGGCTGGAAGAGTATAAAGAATTGCGACGTCGGTTATACGCCGGAGCGGTAAGCGTTTATTCATACCCTCCTTTCCTCACAGAGGTGTGTCAATTGTTGAAAGATTTCCGTGGAGGACCGCCAGATCACCCGGAAGGAGGGTCAAAAGACGTAGCAGACGCTGCTGCCGGAGTTGCGGCGGCGGTTAGCTCTGTCACTGTACAGAGAGACCAGATTCAGCGACGAAATGTCTGCCGCGTTATGCCGGTTGTCGGGGCGGTTGACAGAGTGAGCTTCTGGTGATGAGGAGGGTTTTAGCATGAGTCGTAAGGGTCAGAGATATCACCTCGAGGGTCAAGCTCTGTTGAACGTCCAGGCTGGTGGTGCAAAGAGACGGGGTAAGAAGCTCAACATGACGCCCGAAGGGCGTGAGGCTCACCGAGCAGCTGGTCGAAGGAGACGGGGTAAGAAATACAACATGACGCCCGAAGGGCGTGAGGCTCACCGAGCAGCTGGTCGAAGGAACCGGGGTAAGAAATACAACCGGACGCCCGAAGGGCGCGAGGCTAACCGAGCAGCTAATCGAAGGCGCCGGGGTAAGAAGTGTACTCCTGAAACTAGAACAAAGATGAGCGCTTCGATGATCCAGCTTATCCAGGAAGGTAAGTTGCATCCTGAACATAACGGAAGGGGTGGCTACTTCTTCTCAGAGAAGAACCAGAAGATGTTACATTATCGGTCTCAGCTCGAGCTTCACTGGTATCAACTTCTCGAGCAGCTTTCAAAAGTAGAACGTTACCAGGTTGAGCGGGTTGCAATACCTTACCCCTGGAAGGGTTCTACTCATCTGTACCTCCCAGATCTCCTGGTTTGGTACACTGATGGAACCGTTGAACTGATCGAAGTGAAACCTGAGGGTAAGGTGAGAAACTATCCTCAGACCCAGACTAAGCTTCAAGCGGCTAGAGAGCGGTGTGCTGATTGCAGAAGGCCGATACAGTTTCGAGTAGTGGGTTATCAAGAACTGAAAGGTACACCAAAGTGATACAATTTCATCCTTACAAAGCCCTTCTCCAGCTCTTCGGTCGGGGGACCCAGCCCTCTGTTGCTCGAGCGGGTAAAAAAATCGATCTCAAGCAGGCTCCTGATCCTCTGGTATCAGCTATTTACAACTGGTACAAAAAGCAGGCGTCTTTTGGTACTGATAGAGCCTCCCTCTACAAAGACTTCGATAATATGGACGAAGATGACATTATTGCGGCGGCTCTGGATTTATACTCCGAAGACGCTTCACAGGTTGACGCTACTTCCGGTCGATCCGTCTGGGTGGAGGCGAAAGATGCGAATATACAGAAGCTCGCTAACGCGCTCCTAGATACCTTACAGGTGGAGGAGCGTGTATGTTCGGTTGCTCGGGGTTTGGCGAAGTATGGAGATTACTTTGCCGCTCTTCACACAGGGTTGAACTCAGAAGGTCGACCTGTCCGAATAGTTGGATTTAGTTATTGTAGGCCACATGTAATGGTTCGATGTGAGGATGAGATAGGTCGCCTCGAGGGGTTTGTTGTAACACCTGATCTCACTACGTATAAGGGACCCGGCAAAGAAGAAGCGATCAGTATGCCGTGGGACTATGTACACTTTAGGATCATCGGGAGGCTCGGAGAGGACGGAGGCGAGAGTTATGGTACGTCTCTAATTCGTTCGTCTCGAAAAGTATATCGAGACCTGAGTCTTATGGAACAAGCACTTTGTCTTGGAAAAGGTACTAAAATCTCTCTCGTCAACGGTACGGAGGTACCGATCGAGGACCTGGTGGATAGAGATCCGTTCTGGGTCTACTCTTATGATCACGAGACCGGCAAGATTGTTCCAGGTAAAGCGACATCTCGTAAGACGAGAGAAAACGCCGAACTAGTTGAAGTTGAGCTCGACAACGGTGAGAGAGTGAGATGTACTCCCGATCATCGCTTCATGCTCCGGGACGGAAGCTATAAACAGGCTCAGGACTTACAACCGGGCGAGAGTTTGATGCCTTTGTATCGGAGCCTCGATGGTTATGGTTATGAGAGACTCTGGTGTCCGCGAACGCGGAGGTTCGGTTATACGCACCGGAGGTTTGGAGAGCAAGCGAAGCGTGGTTATGTTATCCATCATGTGAACTGTAACAAACGTGACAACTGTCCCGAGAACCTCCTCCGGATGACTGTGGAGGAACATCTTGCGTTACATCACTCATTCCCTGATCCGAATCACGGAGAGAAGTGTAAGATCGCCTTCGCGAGGAGGACTGTTGAGCAGAGGAGGTGCACTTGGTTGCGACAGAGTGCGGCACAACGTAGGATCTGGGCTTCACTTACTGGAGAGGAACGAGAAGCGAGAGCTGAGAAGGTACGGTTTGCCCTCCAAGATGAGGATGTTTTACAAAAGATTGCGGAAGGTGTAAGTCGAGCTCATAGCATTAAAACGCCTGTTGAGTTGAATCAAACCTCGTTTCGGATAAGTGAAACACGTCGACAGAAGTCTGTTGAGGAAAGAGAGAAGTCTCGTCAGAGGATGATTGCTGGCTGGCGACGTCGTCGGGAATGTTATGGACCAACTGGACGTAGTGATAGTTCAAACGTTATTGTCATGAATCATAAGGTTGTTGCTGTTCGTATTCTAGAGGAGCGTGAAGATGCATATGACTTGACAGTGGAAAAGTATCACAATTTCGCTTTGACCGCGGGAGTGTTTGTACACAACTGTGTTTACCGACTTCGGCGTGCTCCGGATCGGTTGAAGTGGAAGATTGATACGGGTAGTGCTCCGCCGGCAGAGGCAAACGATATTATCAATTTTTACCGGGAGTCTTTGAGGAATAGGTTGTTGATTGATCCAGAGACTGGGGAGATTCGTACAGAGGTAGACCCACTTTGTTTCACTGGGGATACTAAAATCAGTCTCCTTGATGGAACTGAAGTCACTATAAAGGATCTCGCGAAACGGAACGAGCCTTTCTGGGTCTACTCTTACGATCACGAGACTAGGAGATTTGTACTTGGTAAGGCGGTCTCACTCGGAGTTACGGGTCGGAACGCGAAGCTTGTTGAGGTCGAGCTTGATAACGGTGAGAAGGTTCGGTGTACTCCGGGTCATAAATGGATGCTCCGGGACGGAAGCTATAAAAGGGCTCAGGATTTACAGCCGGGTGAGAGCTTGATGCCTTTGTATCGTCTTGGTAAGGCTTGTGTGAAGAAGCAGCGTGAGGAGTGTGCTTCTCAGTTGATGGTTTCTACGCTCAATCATGTAGTAGTAGCTGTGAGACCCTTGGAGGAGTGTGAAGATGTTTACGACATCTATGTTGAAAAGTATCACAATTTCGCGCTCTCCGCCGGAGTGTTTGTGCACAACAGTTTGGATGAGGACATTTTCATACCCACAGGTGAAGGTTCTTTGACGGACGTCGAGATGCTCTCCGGAAGTCCACAAGTCGGTAGTGTCCTGGACGTTGAGTACATGAGGAAGAGGCTGTTTAGCTGTCTCCGTATACCACCCGATTATATGGGTTTCGCGGAAGCTCAGGGAGGGCTCTTGGGTAAGAGTCCTCTATCAGATCAGGATGTACAGTTTGCGAGGCAGGAGAAGCGTCTTCAGCGAGCAGTTATGGTTGGGTTCGCGCAGATTATTCAGATTGACTTGGCGTTGAGAGGAATTGATCCCCAGTTAGACGCGAACGAGTTTCGAGTTCATATGTGTCCAGTCTCGTTCCTGGACGAGCTCCAGAGAGCGGAATCTGCGAAGGTTCGGGCAGAGATTGTTCAGGTTCTTACTCCACTGGGTGAGACTCTAGGAGTAGACAAGCAGGTGTGGACTCAATACGTGATGAGAGTAAGTGGTTTTCCGTCAGAGCTGTTTAATTTGAGTAAGCAGGCAGAAGAGAGGGGTTTACCGAAGATTCAAGATGCACTGGAGGAGTTGCTAGCTAGTTCTGCGATGAGAGACTATCGGAAAAAAGTTTCTTCTGTGTCTAGTCTGCAGTGTCCGATTCTGTTGTCTGGCGCAAACAGGAAGGTGAAGACGCTAATGGAAGCCATTAAGGAGACTCGAGATGACAGATGAAAGTTTGACTACACCGGAGAAGTTACGGTGCAATCACCGCTGGAAGGTGGTGGAAGGGGCGACGAGTTCGAAGGGCGGGAGGGTGCTCGTGTGTGAGATTTGTACCGCGACAATGGAACCCGATCCGCCAGTAAAGGAAAAGAAGCGCGATTCGCGGCCCCTGTTGATGGAGTAGGCGCTGGGACCCAGAGGGCCCCAGAGCTTAGGCCCTCCTGGGGCCAAGGCTTTTAGGTATTGCGTAGTGTAAATGCATTGAGCGAATTAGCCTACTGGGGCCGAGGAGGGCCCAGGATGGCCCAGAGAGTCAACAATTTCCTTATCCTAAACCCTTCTATTTCAAGCGGTTAGACACCCCACGAAAAAAATCCCTCTTTTTCTTGATTTTTCGTTTTGACGCTCCGAGGGCGTGTGTTATAATATCATATGAAGGAGCGGAGGTTCAGAAATGCAGGTGGTAGAGAAAAACGGGTTCAGAGATACGGAAGTGCGTATGCTGAACTCGACCGGATTGACACTAGTTGATCCGCACCGCTCTGTCAGTGACACCCTCAAGGAAAAGCTGGAGCGTATTCATCAGGAGCTCCAGTTGCCGCCAGTGGTAGTATTTGTTACAGTTAGACGCAAGCGACCACAGGGGTGGAGTGGTGCTACACGCTTGTATGTTGAACCTCGGGGGGTAATATGTTGGAGGCGCCGTACGTATCATTTCGCGCATCCAGTCTGTTCGGTCAGTATACGATTTGGAGTTAATACAGGTGCGGTTCAGAGAGACAGATACCGAGCGTGGATCGGGTCGCTGGATGGCGAGGGAACAATTCTAGCGTTGTGTGCTCACGAGCTTGTTCACGTGTGGAATAACACACGGAAGATGGGTCTGGGTGAGTTCGATGTAACGACTATGGCAGTGCGGATTTGTCAGAAGCTCTTTCCGGAGAAGTATGTGAAGGATCCGGAGGAGTGGAAGGTTAGAGTAAGCGCTCGGAGTCCTCAGCGTGAGGGCTCTGTTGCTGCGACAGGTGGAGCCCATGGAAACACGAAAGGAGAGTTACCCATGGCACTGTCACTAGAGAGTCCGTTGCAGGACCGTGTGGATGTGCGGATCAAGAAGGCCGGGAAGGGCAACAGGCCCAACCTGATCAAGGTCTTCCAGGCTGATCCGGCTGAGGTCACGGGTGTCGTGAAAGCGGCACTTCATGCTTCGGCGGCAGTAGGTGTCAGCGCAGTTGTCAAGGCGCTGAGCGCGATGAGTCAGAGGAAGTAAAGAAGTGCGGGACTCAGGTCCCGCACCCGGGGCTGTTGAGGTCAAAACAGCCTCAGGTAGGGGACCTAGGTAGAGGAGGACAAGCTACGAAAACGAGAGCCGAGTTACTAGCTACACTCACTAAGGCTAATGTTGCCGTCACAGAAACCTGCGCCGAGGCCCGAGCCGCTCACGCTAAAAACATCGCCGCCTACGCCGAGATCAGGACCGCGCTTGAGAAGTTGGAGACTGAGGGATGACTATGAAAAAAGGATGTCAATCGTGTATGCATTTTGAGGCAGATGGACCGTGTTACAGGCGGGGAAGGGGCGGGCAACGACGCCTGCCGAAGAAAGGAGCAAGACCATGGAAACACCAGATGTGAAGAGGCAAATCGCCGCGCGTTGGCCGGGCGACACTGAGGTCGTCCTAGACGCGGCGGCGTGGTCGTCCACAATGACAATTGCGGGGGTAATTTACCATCGTCATGCAAATGGCGGCGGGTGGGTCGCAGAATCGGCGTCCGTCGAGGCTACGGTCTTCGTGGGCAGCAACGCCAAGGTGTACGGTGACGCCAAGGTGTCCGGTGACGCCAAGGTGTACGGTGACGCCTGGGTGTCCGGTGACGCCAAGGTGTCCGGTGACGCCAAGGTGTACGGTGACGCCTGGGTGTACGGCAACGCCAAGGTGTACGGCAACGCCAAGGTGTACGGTGACGCCAAGGTGTCCGGTGACGCCAAGGTGTCCGGCAACGCCGAGGTGTACGGCAACACCTGGGTGTACGGCAACGCCTGGGTGTACGGCAACGCCAAGGTGTCCGGCAACGCCAAGGTGTCCGGTGACGCCTAGGTGTCCGGGGACGCCGAGGTGTCCGGTGA